TTCGCTACGGCTGTTATAGACCGTATCAATCTGCAACTTGTAGTCATCGTATAGTTGGACCATCTTGCGGATAGCATTAGCCGCTGGTGAAACTATCTTGGTTTCATCAAGCATTGTTTTGAGATCTTTATAGGCAGCCATACGCTTGACGTTGTTAGCTGCAGAGTTAGCAAACTCTTCTTGCAGAAGCGGTCTGGTCTGCTTGAACTCTTTGGCCCAAGCGTCCCAAGCCTCATTGAGTTGCTTGCGCTCGCGGTCGGTTCTGACATTCTGAAGCGCCTCTTCATACTTATCGCGCTGAATGTAATAGAACTGCTTGGACTTTGCCACGAAAGTTTCCTTGAGGAAGTCACCAACGAGTTTAGTCTCGCGGTATCCGTTGTCCTTGAGGAACTGGTAGGCCTCCCACGAGAATGTTCCAGACTGTGGCATCAAGAATGCCGCACCTTCTGGATACTTCTTGATGAGTTCATTATTGTCATCTACCCAGTTTGCCGCCGCGTTTGATGTCTTGACGCGTGCTTGGAATACAGGGTCAGATTCATTGATAACGTACGGCACTTGCTCTGGGTAATACTTGACCCAATCTGCCATAGCATTTCCAACAGGATCGTTGGTATCGCTGTACTGGTCAATCAACTTGGAGAATACTTGTTTGAAGTTGACGCGATCGTTTTCACGAACCCACTCAGCCATATCGCTCTTGAGCGTTGTGGTTGGTGATGCTGGTGAGATAAAGCCTAGGATAAAACGAACACCTAAAACTGCCGTGATAGTTGACTTCAACTTCTTTTGGTATTCAATAAGTTCACCAGGAGTTGCTGTTGCAGATGGTGTGTGACCACCTGCCTCTAGATAGGTAACCGCCTTACGGAAAGCTGAAGCGTATTGGCTATCACGCTCGTCCTTGTCAAGGGCAGAAATAAGACGATTGACGTGGCCTGGCAATGCAGACTGGAAGAACGACTGCCCTTCTCCAATTTCTCCAAGAGTGTACTGCTCTGTTGATTTGATTTCCTTGGCAACTCTAGCCATTACAGGAATATCAGATTCAGTAAAGAAACCTGCAATGTTGTAAATAGCTTTGAGCGTTAGCCCAGAAAGCGGTCCTGAGAATGTAGGCAACCACGAGTCAGGGTTTGCAGACGGTGTAAGCATCTTCAAGGATGAACCGAATTGCAATGGCATTGGCGCTACGAACTTGTCTCCAAGACCAAAGACATTGAGCATCTTGTTGACTGCACCATAAACTGGAGCCAAACCTGGATAGATGAAGTAGGCCTCACCTTGGTCGTCACGTTGAACAAAACCTGAATGAGTAACACCTTCGTATGTCAAGGCAATCTTCTGTAGAGCCTCTGGATTGTACTTGACTGTACGGTATGCACGGCGGTAGGCATCTTCTGTTGCACGATAGAAACGTGCAAAGTTACGCATTGACCACGCCATCTGTGTACGAACGGCTGGATTATCTACGAATGCCATCACTCGCTCAATAGCAAGATTCTGTGACATCTCAATAATCTGCTGAGTTGCAGCCTTTTCGCCTATCTTCTTGGATAGGTCATCAAGGAATGGTTGAAGATCCTTACGAATATCAAAAGCAGCGTCAAGAACTAGCTGGTCACGTGACAAACGTGCGTTTGCATCTCCAAGCCAGTCCCATAGACGGGTGTTGAGGTCAGAGATAATGTTCTTTGACTGTGTTGCTGGTATGAAAAGCGGTCCACTGATAGTCGCTGGTACATCTGCACGACCCTTTGGCAGCCATTCAAGGCTAAACTCTTTCATATTGATAGCGTAATCGCCATCATCCTTGAGAGTTACAAGTTTATTGAGTAGGTCGTCGTTGATGCTGCCATCTGCTTTACCAAGCATCGTAGCCAAATCGTCATAGATGACTGCTGCGTGCTGTTGAGATGTGTATGTCTCATCGACATAACGGTCAAAGCGTGGCTTCAACTTAGCAATTCCTGGATCTGTATCAATTATCTTAGCAAGAGCGTTGATAAATCCTGTACGGTCACCCTTATATTGGGCAAGAAGTTTCAATCCTGCAGAGCCAATCTCATCATTTGCCTTGGCTGCAATCTGGAAAGCCCAAGCAAGACGACCTTCTTGGCTTAGTGGTGAGAGTTCTGTAAAGGAGCCATACGCACGCTTGTAAGCCTCGCCATCTACCTCAAAATCTACGACCTTGCCGTGCTTACGGCTGAGGCGCTTTGCGCGAGAGAAAAAGTCATTACCAGCATTGAGGTTATATGCGCCTTCAGATGCACTTTTGAGAAGGTTCTCGTAGTCACCATACATTGCAAACTCGTAGGCATAGCGGTCAAAGTCGCTACCAAACTTACCAATCTGAGCATCGTTGAAGTTTTCACGAAGTAATGCTTCTGCCAGTACCTTGCGCCTAGCTTCTTCTTTCTTAGCAGGTGACTTGAATACATCATCTACCTTGTCCCACGTCTTAGTTGTTGCGTTCCAACGTAGTTCAGATCCGTTATCAATGGCATTCATACGGGCCAACAAGTTGTCCGTATCCTTAGCCTTGGCATAACGGTTGAGAACTGCGAAATTCAAATCTTCGCTAGCCTGAATTACCTTCTTGGCAACTTTTCTAGCCTTGACAATATCTTTCGCGCTACGGATTACGCCACGTCCGTTAGCAAGACCGAAGAGATAATCTTCGATTGCGTTACGAAGTGGGAATCTAAATCCTACAAGAGTACCCGTAACGAATGTAGATGTTGCGTCATCTGCAGCCTTGGAGTATTGAGTACCCCAGACTCGTGCTAGGAATCCATCACGAGCGCCAAACTTATCTAATTGGTCTGGTGTAATAAATGCTAGGCGGTCATTGAGTTGATAGGCGTATGCAGCAGAGTCAACACCATTGACTTGTGACGGAATGACTCCATCTGGGTTGTCGGGTGTAACAACGCGGTTGGTATAGACAGCATCGCGGCCTACTGAACCAAGAGAATCTAGTAGTTTACGTCCACCTTGTGTACCGCGTAATCCACGTAGTTCACCTACAGCAGACTGTAGACCAATAAACATCTCACGACGTTGACCGATATTGGCTTGCTTGTAAACATCGCCAAGGATGCGGCTTGAGTAACGTCCATATACAAGACGTGCGTAACGCTCAAAGGCTAGCGCTGACTTCTCTGATGCGAAGTTGCCTAGTTCATCCATATCTGGAATGAGAGCAAACTTGCGAGTAAAATTATCTAGACGCTTGTTGATACCAGCGATAGAGAAACGAGCAAGTTTCTGCTCTGATTCTGTAATACGAGCTGCAGTGCGAGCGCCTGCCTCAACAGCAGACTCACCTTCACGTCCAATAAGAGAACGACGTGCGGCCTCTAGGCTTGAGATGCCTTGGGCATCTGCCTCATCAAATACGATGTTACGTAAGAAGTTAGCAGAGTCTTTATTGAGATCAAAGACTGCGCCAGCCTTGTCATAGACCGCAAGTTTAGCCTTGCGTGCTGGTGACAAGATAGGCATAACCTTGGTTCTAAAACCAGGTTGTCCGTAGAAGATTGGTTCAATGCGCTGTGCATTAGAGAGAAAAGCCTTGGCAGTATTGACATCAAGGATTCCGCCAAAGTCTTCATTGGCGAACTTGATGAGAGCGCTGTCTACGCCATTCTCAGCAAAGGCAGGATTGAGAGCGCGTAAGCGACCTGTTGCTTGCCCAATCTTTTCTGCGTTATTAGCAATACGAGCGTCGCGTAAATCTTTTGTAGTCTTTGTAAACTCTGTCCAGAAGTTCTCAATGTTTTTATTCTTGAAGGCATCTTCTACCTTCTCAGCAGTACCAACTGTCTTGTCAAGAGCATACTTCATACCTAGGTAGCCCTTACGTGCTTTACCTAGCAAAATTGTAGGATCTAAAAAGATACGGAATGCAGCATCTGTTGTACCTGAAATCCACGAATAAAGACCAGACTTACCTTCTAGGTCATCTGGCAAGAACGCGTTAGCAACTTGACGACCTGGAGAATACTTAGCAGCATTGACTTTTGCTACTGCTTCTTCTGTAAGTTTGTCGCCTTCCTTAGAACCAGCGGAAAATGCAAGAGCCTTTTCATTCTCGGTTTGCGCTTCACGAATGATTTGGTCTAGCGGAATACCAGCAGAAATCTTTTTGGCGATATTTGTACGGTCACGACCATAAGTCTTTTCAACTTTTTCAATTCTGCCAGGATTGAATACCTGCTCACCATTGGCACCAGAACGTTGAAACGCATCTCCAAGATCCACACCTTCAGAAATACCAATAGCACCAACACGATATGCACGCGTTACTTGGTCTGATGCCCACCCTGCCGCCTTGAATACAGCCTTGATTGGCTCTACAACAGGACGTGAGATGATGTATGCGGCTTGACCAATGAATCCACGCTTGGGATCTGTGTCATCAATACCACCAAAGAAATCTGCTTGTGCCTTTTTCTGGTCGATAGGTAACTGATTGTATTCAGCGGCACCGACAGATGGCGGCAGGTTGTTGAGCCGCACGTGCTGTGAATACATATCTGTCAACGAGTTGATTTTCTGAGTCTGTTGAGGAGTCAGATTGGCTCGCTTGGCAGCTTGGTAGATGTTTCCCTTGTTGATATTCTGGGACATTACAATCCTCTAGCTACGGCCTGCTCGTACAAAGCAGCAATTTCTCCATTGGTGTCGTATTGAACCATTGTGGCAAGGATGGATGAAAGCGATTCTGTCTGTTGTCTAGCACCAAGAACAGCAGATGTGGGGCCGTCCCCAATGTTTATACCTGAAGTAATAGGTTCATCTGGTCTTTCAGATGGATCGTAAAGTTGGGTCAATCTTTCTGCTTTTCTTCCAGCGGCTTCACGTACTTTTGAAGATGCCATACCGCGAACATCTGGTGTCTTTGAAAGAGGTTGTGCTTCTCTAAGCATCTTGTCTTCAATACCTTGACCATAGTAATCTGATTGGAAGTTGAGTTGATCTGTACGTGTGGAAAATGGTCCAGGGCCTGCAACTCCAGCCAGTGGATTTACTGGTTCTTTAGCCATTACCGTCCTCCATCTTTTCTAAATCTGATGTGAATTGTTCCCATACTCTGGAAACTTTTGTTTTTCTATTTGCGTTATACACTGCTAAATCTAAAATCTCTGATGCGAGCATCTCTATGGCTCGCGTTATATTTACAAAGAAACCTGATAGAACTACTAAGAAATCTGCAAGAGTGACAGAGCGCGGTACTGAATCTTCTTCGTTATCCACGCTCTGTCCTCTCTAATTACACTAAGCCTTCTTGCCTTTACGAGCCTTAGCTGCATAACCAAAGTCAACTTTTCCGCCCTTTGGCATTGGAGCTTTCTTTGAGCCTTCTTTTGGCTTTGCCATTGAAGCCTTTGCGCGACCACCTTTTTTCATTTCACACCTCCCTTACCCTGCAATAGATGCGAGTAGAGTTGCTATATCTGGACGAGCGCCAGCAGCAGGGGCCGCACCCATTTGTTCTGGAGTTGGCTGCGAGGCAGGAACGGGGGCCATACCTGCTGCTGGAACTTGTTCGCCCATTGGCACTTCTGGTTGTGGCTCTGGTGCAAACACCTTCTCCACGATTGTTTCTAACTGTAAACCTTTTTGACGGCCTTTGATTACTTCGGCGATTCGGGAAACGATTTGAGAAGGATCTTGACCTTGTGCTGCAATCGCAGGTATAGCCTGGGCGTACTGAGCAACAGCAACGCGCAAAGAATCGCGCATCTCTTCAATATCCACACGCTGTTCTTCTTGAGTGACATTGAGCTCCATTGGGATTTCACGACGTACATAGTCGCGTGATACAAGTTTGTCAGAGCGCATCTGTAGCAAAGCAATGATGGCGTTGTTTGGATTCATACCAGACATAATGCCGTAACGGACATCTACGCCGTATTCACCAGCGATTGCTCGGCTTGGTACATACTTCATATTGAATGGCGTACCATCATCAACGCCCTTGATTTCTTTAGGCATATTGCCAAAGATTTTCTCGTCTACCTCAAAGCAGAGAGAAACAAGTTCAGTAAACAGACGTGCGAACTGTGCTTGTGCTGCACGTACCTGAGTATCAAAGCCAGCCTGGAGTGCTTGAACTCCACGACCTGTAATGATTGATGCGTCGATGTTACCTGAGCGTACTTCTGGGTAACGAGCACCAAGACGGAGTTCACGCTCTAGTACGCCAGATTCTGTAAAGACTCCGTTAGGAAGTTCTAGCGGTACACGGCGGATTGCCTGTGGATTAGCAGAACGCATAATCGCATCAGGGCCGAGAGCAAGTTCTTGTACATCTTGCGGAATAGCAATCGGTGCTTGGATAGATTTTTCTGCTGCTTGAATTTGCAATACAGCAAAGCGAGCGCGAGCAAGTTGTACAGCCAAAATATCATCGAACTGACCGCGTGCTTCGCCATCAATAGATGAACGAACAGCCACACGTGCCATACATTTACCAGTTGGGTTTGGCAAGTTAGATAGAACTAAGTTCTCACGATCTGGCAGGAAAACAACATCTTGGTCTTTGTCGTGGTAACGAACCATTGAGATGTAAGGGCTGCCCATTGTGAAGGAAGTCCTAGGCATAATCTGAGATGAAAACTCTGGGTACTGCGATGCCAATGTTTCAGCATCGGTCTGAATAACCTGAGTCAAAGAAATTGTGCGACCGAATCTGTCAATCTCTGGATATACTCCGAATGGATTGAGCAAACGGATACGTGGATTGTTTGTCTCGTAATCCATCTCTACGATTGCTGGCAACATACCGTAAGTGTTGAACCAGTCAGCACCGTTGTACATTTGAATCTGTAGTTCAGAACCTGAAACGTAATAGTTAGCGATACGAGTTCTGGTATCTGCAGCCTTGCGTGCTGCATCAGAAACCATATTGGTAGCAGCGCAGTTGAACGATGGAAGCGGTGCCATAACCTCAGCGAGGTCACGAGCTGCAACGTCTACGAAGTTAGCAACAAGAGGCTTGGGATATTCCTCTGAGAACATCGCAGGATAAACCTTGCTAATGTCACCTTGACGCACTGATAGCACGTCGCGCATACGCTGGTCGCGGGCAGCGTACTTCGTTTGAAGACGCGATACCTTAGCGACTACTTCTTTGACTGTAAGCACTTGGTTCTCCTAGATGAACTGTCTGTCTTTTTCGGCAAGCAGTTCATCGATATTGATGACCATTCGCTTGCCTTTTTCATAACGTGATAAAAATGGATTCTTGAGATGGTGTGTCTGGTGAATGCCTTGGTTGAGCCACTCACGTACT